ATGAAAGTCGTTTTTCTCGACATCGACGGCGTGCTGAACAGCCACCGCACAGCCATCTGCTACGGCGGCTATCCCTTCGAGGTGGATGGCAAGGACCGCTCCATGTTCGATGAGGTCGCGCTTGGGCTGATCCGGGGCATCGTCGCCACGTCCGGCGCCAAGGTGGTGCTGTCGTCGTCATGGAGGATCACACACCGATTCGATAAGGTGGGGCAGGCGCTGGAATTGCCGATCATCGACCGCACGCCGTCATGCTCAGGCATCCGGGGCGACGAGATCAAGGCGTGGCTGGAGGCGGAAACCTCGCCGGCCGTCGAGTGCTACGCGATCATCGACGACAACAGCGACATGCTCGGCGAGCAGATGCCATTCTTCGTTCAGACCAGCATGGAGGACGGGTTCCGGTGGGCTGACGCGGTGAAGTTGGCGCGTCTGCTAGGAATCGAAATCTACGATGTGAACCACTCGAGGCTGAAGGTGCCCGCGCCTGCGCTGGCGTGGGAATGACCTCCCACCCCTTCCCCTCTGTAGAACGACCTGAAGGATTGAAATGACTGATCGTGAATTGCTTGAAGCGGCGGCGAAAGCTGCGGGCGTGGCAGGTAAGTTCTGCGCCAAGAAGGAGTTGGACGCGGAGTCGTGGGGGATTGTCACGTTCCTTGGTTTTGGCCGCGCTTCATTCTGGAACCCGCTGGTCGATGACGGCGATGCGCTGCGGCTGGCGGTGAAGTTGGAGATGTCCATCACACGCGATGCTCGGCGCCCGAATCTCCATGCCCCCGGCCTCATGAAGTACGTCTACGTGGCGGGGCATGACGCCGTGGAGGGCGCCGCCGAAGAACTCGGCACTGACCACGATGCCGCCACCCGCCGAGCCATCGTCCGCGCAGCCGCTGCAATGGCTGGCTAACCCTCCCCCAATCTCATTGATAACTCGAGGGGTCGTATCAATTGCCCATCAATGACCCGCGAGAGCGGCGGCCCTACACTCTCTGTAAAGATTCCCCTGCTCTACGACCTTCGCCAGCAATGCCCCCATAGAGTCATCGCTTAGGGGCGTCGGCGGCGGGCAACTGCTGATCACCAGCGGGCTGGGCTGGCCGTCCGGTGATGGCCTGGTTGGCAAGCTGCACCCCAGAAGCAGGAACCCTGCACTCAGCGTAGACAGTATTTTCACGGATCTCGCGCTGAGTCTTTTGAACGATGGTCGTATTGACCGGCTTGAGTTTGGCGATGGCATCAGCGGCTCCTTGCTGGGCGGCTTCCCGGGTTTCTTGGCGGATCTTGTCGTCGCTGGCTTGCTTGGCGATGATGCGGCCTTCGCCGAGGCCAATGCCGTACCAGCCAGCACCAGCCACGGACGCGCCCCATCCGATCACGAGGGCGAGCAGGATGTATGGGTTCATGCCATGGCTCTCAGGTTCGATGCCAGCCGGCGCGCCCAGCCGCGGCCGAACATGCCCCACGTGGTCAGGTCCGTCATGAACTGGAGGCGGATGCCGGTGTACGCAGCTGCGGCGCTGGCGCCATCAAGCCGCGCAACTGCCGCCAGCGTGACCGGGCCGAGCGCGCCGTCTTGGTCCACGCCAGCCAGGCTCTGCAGCCACATGACGGCCTGCTTCACGCCACTGTTCACTGCGGCGTCGAACACCTCGAAGCGCAGCACTTCGGGCAGCTTGTCGGCCTGGATGGCATCCCAGTACTGCTTGCGGTAGATGGCTTTCGCCGTCTCGCGCGGCAGGGCGCGCATGGAGCCGCTGTAGCTGTTGGCGCGAGCAACGCGTTCAGTCACGCCCCACATCGTCTCGCCCCCTGGGTCGGAGGGGCTGTTTGCATAGCCGCCCTCGTGGCCGATGAGCCGGTCAAAAGCTGTGTCGAAGTTCATCAATGCCCCTTGTCAGCGCTGCCGCCAGGAACCCGTTTCCAGTGCTTCCAGAACACCGCGCAGACGTAGAAGGCCAGCGCGAGCGAGATGAACAAGCCGCCGTTGGACACCCAGCCGGCCTGCACGATGCGACAACCGGTCCCAATGGCGCCGATGGCGATGGCGGCCAGGCCGATGCGCTCGGTCAGCGTGTCGTTGATGCGCCGCGAGAAAACGGCCAAGGTTGCCCCGGCTGCCGTGATGAACCAGCAGAGAACGGAAATAGCGGCGTGCACTGTGATGAAGATGCTTTCCATGATCAAACCCCTGCCCTTTTCTTGAGCCAGTCGATGACGATCTGCCATACGCCAGCGATGGGGGTTGTCTGCACCCACTCCCAGAGACGTGACGCGATGGCCATCCCGAAGAGGCCCATCAGGAACCCGCTCAGCCCTTCGGGGATGCCGACGCGGGCCGCAACGTAGGGTGCGGCGTAGAAGCTGATGAGCGCGCCGCAAATGGCGGTGCTGACGCGCTGCGGCCAGGTGCCTTGCAGGAAGCGCATCGACACCAGAGCGCCGGCCACGCCTGCCAACTTGGCAGCGATTACATCAAAGTCGGAGGTGGTCATTGGCGCCATCTCTTCAGCGTTCGACCCACATGAGAATCGAGTTGAAGTTGTCCACCCGATAGGTGCTGCCGGGTGGCACGACGAAAGAGAAGGTGCCGTACCAGTTCGCGCCGAGCGTCTGGGCGCCGATCTGCACGCCATCCACCGAGTAGGTGACGTTTGCCTGCACCCCGCCGTTTTGGCCCGAGACTTCGACGAGGATGGGGCGGCTCTTGGTGTTGGTGTAGAGGGTCGCGCTTGCGCGGACTGGGGCCGTGGTCTGCCAGGCGAAGATGTCGAAGTTCGCGCTGTAGACGGGGCCGGCCGAGCCGCCTGGGCCGGTGATCACGGGCGTGCCGTTGATATTGAAGGTGTTCGCCCCGGTCATGTACACGGCGTTGGCCGTACTGCCGGCAAAGAGGGCGTAGCCGTCAACCCACAGGTTGTCCACGCTGATCGTGTTGGCGGTCTTGCCGGCCGACACGGCGAGTCCGTACTGCCCCATGTTTCCGCACTCCAGCAGGCCGAAGCGCAGGAGGCAGTTGTTGGCATTGACCAGAACCCCGGAGCCGTTTCCGGCGATCTCGGTTGTCTCGCCATGGAAGCTGCAGTTGTCGAAGAACCCCGTCACGTAGTCGGCGCTGTCGAGCCGCATGCCGTACTGGCTTCGGTCAACGTCCACGTTCGATGCGAACATGCGGGACACCACGCCATTTGTCCCAGCGAAGAAGTGCAGGCCGATGTTGCAGAAGATGACGAAGCAGTCCGTCAGCATCGGGTTGTCCACGCGACCAAAGCTGAAACCGATCAGGTTGTTCAGCATGTAGGCCCAGCTGGTGTAGCGCCCGCTGCCGGTCCAGTACGGCCAGATGTGCACCTCACTGAGAACCGACGTGTCGTAGCTGTCGTCAATCTTCACGCCGATACTCAGGGCGTTCATGCGGATGTTGCGCAGCTTCACGCCACCGCCGCCCTGGCCCGTGACGATGCCCTGGTACTGAATGCCGATGAAGGGGTTCAGCAGAACAAGCCGCTCGAGCACCGGGTTGTTCGCCGTGGCCAGGTAGTAGTCCGGCTCCTGCGTTGTGGGGGTGTAGGCACCCACGCCGGCCACGGGCGGAACCTGGGTGCTGCGGTAGGTGCCCAGCTGATAGAACGACACCCCGCGCTCGGAAGTGACGTTGAAGCCCTTCCCGTTGTGCGCGATGTAGATCCACGTGCCCATGGTCGGCGCAGCCAGCGGGACACCGGGCAACTGTGGGTCTTCACCGTGGATCGCAAGCGGGCTGGTGATGTTGATTGCGGCCGTGACCTTGTAGCGTCCAGCAGGGAAGTACAGCGCCTTGCCGTTCGCGATCGCCCAATCGACCGCGTACTGGATCGCCACCGTGTCATCGGTCGTTCCGTCGCCCACGGCGCCCAGGTCTTTGACGCTGACCGTCTGGGCGAGCCTGGCGCCGATGGTCCCCGCTGGGTAAGCATTCAGGATGCTGTAACCCAGGTTGTATGCCGAGCTCGGCCGCGGCGAATAGACGACCAGCGAACCGCGCTGGCTCCGCACCGTCTGCGAATAATCGTTGCTGGCGTAGATCGCTGTCGGCGTGCCATTGCGCACCGCGTAGCCGTTGAGCGTCCGCACGGGTTGCGCAGCAGGCTGCGTGCCGGCTGCGTCCCAATAGACGGAGATGGGGTTGGTTTCCGGGTTGAGATCAGGCTCCCCGAAATAGACGTACCCCGCGTCCAGCGGAGAGCCGTCAGTGTCGAAGTATTGTTGGTATGGGGCAGTCGTTGCGAGCATGGCTAGTCCTGGGTGTTGTTGCGGCCCTGCAAGACCTGCAATACCCACTTCTCCCGGTTGCTGAACTCGCGCGGACTGCCTACGGCGCGGACGTAGCGGGTGAAGGGTTGGCTGTACGCGAACCGACGCGCCTTGGCGGCTTGGTTGCCTCCTTGGCGTGCCAGTTGCGCAAATTCTGGTGAGGCGATCAGGGCGTCAGCGGCCTTGATGGCGTTTGGCTTGGCCCCGCGCGTGAGGGCGCTCGCAACGGCAGCACCCACGCCCGGCCCCATGACGGCGCCGGCTGCGGTCCCGGCCGTTGCACCCACGGCACTGTTTTTCGCAACGTCGTAGAGGCGCCCAGCCATGCTGTCGGCAGCTTTGAACTCATCCGTCACGGCCATGATGCGGCCGGTAGTGATGCGCTCGCGGCTGGCGGCGCTGATGCCGCGCGATACGCGGTAGAGATCGCTGAGTTGCTTGCGCGAGGCTGGCGGCAGATTCGACATCACCGCGGCATAAGCCTGCTTATTCCGAAGCAGACCTTCGTACCACTTGGCGTAAGTCGTGAAGTTTATGGGGCCGCGCGTGCCCGCTGTACGGAAGGCGGAGGCCAGGCCCGCGGCCATCACCTCCTGACGTTGATTCTCCGGGACCGCCTTCAGAAGCCGCAGCAGCTTCGAAGTGTCTCCTTGAGCCACCGTGCGAACAGCGCCAGACAGATCGCCGACGATGCTGCCATCAAGATTTTTCCCAAAAAGAGCAACCAGGTCGTCTTCCAGCCCCTTGCGGACGGCGACGGAGGCTCGGGCGGCGTTGTAGAGGTCTGTGGCACCATGCGATGCTACGACAGCGGCCTGGTCGTCTGATATGAGCGAGTAGAGTTTTTTTGCAAGCCCAGTGTCGGCATCTTTGAATGGGCCGGACATGCGCGCCGCGGCACCTACGTCCTTGCGCATGTCGTCGAGTAGCGCATAGGTCGGCTGCTTGCCGCCTTCTGCCGGGGCCAGCCGCGACATCAGCTTTTTCTCCATGGGGGAGAGATTCGTCGCGCCGCCAAGCTCGTCGGCGCGCTGGCGGATAAAGGCGGTCGTATTCGTCGCAGGCGCTTCAGCCTTCACGGGCACGGCCTTGCGCACCTTGTCGTAGAGGTCATTGGCCTGCGCTTCAAGTTCCGTCTGCGTGGCCTGCATGCGAGCCTTGACCGTGCTGTTGAGCGTGCTGGCATCCGTGGTTCCGCCAATCTCGCTGATGAGGTCGTCGGCGCGCTTGGCCACACTGTCCAGGCCCTGCACTTCGGCAGCGCGGGCCTCCGATCCGGGGATCGACTTCACGGCCTGCGCCAGTTCGCGGTAGGCCTGATTCGTCGTGACGTGATCGGGCTGCAGATATTCGTCGATGCCCAGACGCTTGGCAGCAGCAACGGTCTTAGCGTCGGGCGCTGCCTGCTCAGCCAGAACTTTGGTTGCGCGGCTGCTGCCCATGCCGCCGCCCGCTGCAGTCTTCGCAGTCTGGGCCAGCTCGGCGGCCGGCATCGGCACGACGGGTGCGACGGCGGCGGGGGCAGCAACAGGCGCAGCCACCGGAGGCACGCCAGCTTCGGGCACAGCTGCCGCGGCTTCCTGCGCCATTTGGGCGGGGTTCACGACGGGCTCAGGCACACCACGCACGCGCGACAAGGCCGCCTTGCCTGCGTCGATGACAGCGCCTCCGGCTCGAGCAATGAGCGGCACGGCCCCGCCAGCAGCGCCGGCCAGGGCCACGTCGCCTGCGTTGAACGTGCCGCCCGTCCCGGCCTGCGTGCCCTCGATGACGGCCTGCGTGAGCCCGGCGCCGAGCGCCGCGCCTCCGACCGTCGTGGCTCGCCCGGCCGGCGTGAATGCCGCGAGCGCTCCGACAGCGCGGGGAATGTCGCTCACCTGGAACCCGGGCTTGATCGCGTATTCCTGCCCATTGGCCGCGGAGCGAATCAGGTAGTTGCCCTTGTCGTCTTGCCGAACCTGCGCGCCGGGGAAGTTGGCCTTGATGATCTGCGCCGTCTCCGCAGGGTTGGAAAGAAGCGTGCCAAGGCCGGTCTTCGCGCTGGCGATAGACATCTGGTTGAGCTCTGGCATGGTCGCCCAGTCCGGCAGCGCATCTGTCTCAGGCGTGCGGCGCACCGTGCCGGTGATGGCTTCACGCGTCCGCTCGAGGAAATTCATGGATTCCGGCTCTGCCGCGGGCGATGCGGGCGGGTTGGCCTGCAGGTACTGAGCGAAGCCAGCCTCGATCGCGTCAGGCGCCGCGGCGGCCGGCGCAGTAGCAGGTTGCGGCGCGGCGGCGGCAGAGCGACCAGCAGGCACCGCGGGATTCGACGCCATGAACTTGGCGAAGTCGTTCTCCAGGGCGCTCGCTTGGGCGCCGCGCATGCCCCCCGCCACGCGGTTCCAGTAAGCGTTGTTGATTGGTCCCCAGTTCTTGGGGTCAGTTCCTCCGTGATATTCGCGGGTCGCGCGCTCAGGATCACCTTTGTTGCGGTCCAGCCCCTCCTTCAGAAGCAGACCAGCGACCTCGATAGCGTTTTGCGGCGAGAGATAGGCATCTACGCCATATTTCTCCATCACCGCTTTTCTCGTGCTCGGGATGATCTGCGCGACAGTGCGCGCGCCTGCGGAACTCACTTGATCGGAATTTGAACGCTCTCCGTTCACAATGACAGAGTGCAGCATCCCGGTCGGGAGTCCGAGTTTTTGCTCGGTCTTCGATGCCAAGTCGGCATAAAAGGGGTCGCGGAAACTATTTGGGGCTTCTGTTGCCATTACGCCACCCCCGCCTCAGCAAGCGCTCGCGCCCAAGTTTCCCCAGACCGGATCCTGTGGATGGTAGCCATTGCAACCTTGAGCTCGGCGGCCACTTCGCCATTGGGTCGCGGATCGGCGAGCACTTGAATCACTTGCTCAATGCGGAGCTTCGATTGACGAACCCGCTCCCCACAGATTGCCGTCCCATGGCGTATCGCGTCAGCGCTGTTTTCTAGGTTCGTACCCCAGAGCAAATTGGAGAGCCGACAGTTCTTCTCATCGCCATCCCAGTGACGCACAACATGCAAATCACTTGGTTTCGGCTCAAGAAAGGCGGCGGCGACAAGCTGATGTATTTTTCGAGTCTTTGGCTTCCCGTTGGCACAGAGCGCCACAGCGGGGTAGCCACTGATGAATATCGGCTTCAGGATTCGTTCTTTCGTCAATCGAAAGCCGCCGCGCGAAGGGACAACACGCGGCAAACTGCGCACGCGTCCCTCATCACTGACTTCATAGAAGCCCTCGTACCCAACGACTGATTTCCAGATTTCGGCCATGTCAGAACGAGCCCTGCGCGCCGCCTGCGGGCTTGCCTTGCGACTGCAAATAATTCATCACCTGTTCGCGCGTGGAGCCGGGAAACTTCGTCAGCAACTGGTTGATCGTGCCCTCGGTCACATTGCCGTACACCGGGTGCTTGAGCACGAAGCCTCCGCCAGTCGTGGGCAGTTTCCCGCCGCCGACTTGCTTTGCCATCGCCTTGTCGATGTAGCTGCGCACCACGCCGAGGTTGTTCTTCAACTGCTTGGCGGATTGGTCGGGGTCGAGGTTGGCGATAGCCGCGGCAAGCTTTTTGCCTTCGGCATCCGACAGCGCGCCCATGCCCACCATCGCCTTCACCTGAGATTGGAAGTTCTGCGCCTGCAGCGTTTCGATCTGCGCGCGGAAGTCCTTGTCATCGGTGCCCGGCATGTTGCCGAGCGCCCTGCCCGTGAGCGTGCCGGCGCCGCCGAGCACCGTGCCGCCCTTCAGGCCCGGGTGCTTCATGAGCGCATCGACCGTGGCCCTGGTCTGCGCGAGTGTATCGACGGCATCCTGTGCGCTGGCGCCCTCGGTCTTGGACTTGTCGGCCTGCTTCTGAACGAGCTCGTCGCGCTTCAGGATCAACTCGCCGCGCTGCGTCTCGCTGTTGGCCTGGGAGATCTGCGTGTTGAGCGCCGCGATCTGACGTTGAGCCTGTTTCGTCTCGATGTCTTCGGCTGCATTGGCGATCTCGAGCGCGTTCTTCTGCGGGGCGACCCCGGCTTCCGCGGTCTTGATGCCTGCCTCGGCGTTCTTCTTGGCCAGGTCTGCGGGACCCTGCTCTGCAGCGCGGCCTTCCGAACCGAGCGTGGCGGCGCCGCTGATTACCTTGTCGCCACCCGGGATGCTGGCAAGCAGCATGCCCATCATCGAGCGCGCGAGCTCCGGATGCTGCTTCACTACTTCGGCCTGCGAGCGCAGCGCAGCGACTTCCGCCTTCGGCACGCCCGAAGCCTCCATGGCATCGGCGCGCGACGTCATTGCTTGCGCGGCGATGTCCGGCCGGCCACTGGCCACGGCGGCATAGTATTGCGACATGTCCTTGAGGCCGGCCTGCTGCTGTTCTGCGCTGCGCATCTCCCATGCCTGCTTGAAATTGTCCTTCAACTGAGGTATCACGAGAGTGGCGTTCGCGTAGTCCTTGGCGGTCGCGTTGGGGTTGGACATCAGGCTTTGCAGCATCTGCGCCTGACGCTGCTGCTGTTGCATGACGAGCGCCATCTGCTGCTGTTTCAGTTGGTCGTCTCGGATCGCGTTGCCGGCTTGGTAGCCCTGCAGCGCGGCCTGGAATGGCGATTGGACGTCCACGGAATAGTTGATGGGTTCCATGTCAGAACACTCCGTAGCTGCTCAGGTCATCCATCAGCCCACCGCCGCCAAAGCCGGAGCCGCCAGTGGTCAGCCCGCTGGCATAGCCGCCCCCTCCCCCACGCTGCGCGCCGGCCCATAGGCCCAGACCGTTGGCGATGGAGCTGTAGCCGTTGGCGGTGGCGCGGCCTCCGGCGAGCGATGCGCCGGCCTGAGCAGCACCGATCTGCGCAAGCTGGGCGTTGATGCCGTTCGTCGCGGCCTGCCCCGCATTGCCGGAGCCAACCGCGGCGTTCTGGCCGATGTTCACCAGGCCACCGAGTTGCTGGAAGCGGTTCGAAATCTCGGCCGACAGCATGGCGGGGCTGAATTGCGCAAGCGCGGCCTGCGTGTTGCCGCCGCGCAGGCCGCCAGTAGCGGAAGCGTTCTGCAGGATCGAGTTTTCCCCCTGCTTGATCTGGTCTTTGAACAGGGGCGAGTTCTGGATGTTGTCGATTGCCAGTTGCTGGGCGTCATTCCCATTGAGGCCGATCAAATCTCCCTGCTGTCGCACTGCGTTCGTACCGGAATCGACGTAAGGCCGCAGAAGCGCAAGCGCGTTGTTGAGGTTCGCCTGTTGATTGATGGCGCTGTATACGGCCATCTGCGTTTGCTGCTGCGCGCCGGCCTGCGCAGCACCGGCCTGCGCATTCGCGCCCGCGACTCCGGCAACCGCCGTTCCCACCCCTACTGCTGCGGCGACCATATCAATCCCCCTGTGGAAGCAATTTGGCGTAGAGGTATTCCACGCGCTTATAGCCAAGGCGCTCAAAGAGCTTGCTCATGTCGAGATGCACCTTGGTGCCGGTGAAGAGCTTGCGCACGCCGAGCGCTGCCATTTCCTTCTCTACCTGCTTGAACAGGCGGATACCGGTGAAGCCCTTGCGGTGTGCGGGGGACACCCAAAACACATCCGTGATGCCATGCAAGGTGCTCTTGTAGTGGAGGTGCCCAGAGATGATCGCCACGTGGTAGCCGATCAATTCGCCATCCTGGCGCACGGTCACGATGTGCAGCGCGCCCGACTTGTCCAGTGCGTCGTACTTCTCGTGGTCGATGTCGAGCGGCACATCGGCGTGGTTAAGCGCGATCTCTTTCCAGTGCAACACCAGCAGGGGAAGCATCTCGCGGCGCAGGTTGCGCCACTTCTCGACCTGGTAGACGATGCCGGCTGGGGGCGCCGCCCTTACGCCTTCGCTTGGGCCGTACGCGCCTGATTCGAGGCATAGCGAAGCTCCCGGCATCATTGCGAGCACCTCGCGTCGATGATCATGTGAATGCGATCGACGTTGCTGTGGTTGTGGATCTCGTGCTCGAGCTTGTTGTTGAACCAGAAGACGGACCCGGTTTCCCAGTAGGTCGTCTCTTTGTCGCATCGGAACTCGACGCCTTCGGCGCTCTGCAGCACCACATGAAAGCGGCGGTAGTAGTTGCAATGTTCCGGGGTGTCGGCGTGCGGGAAGATGTGCCCACCGGGCGCAATCTTGTTGATCATCACGCGGCCAAGGCGCTCGCCGGCCACCGCGGCGAACACGTTCATGACCAGCGAGCGGGCCTCGTGCAGCTTTGCGTACGCAGGCTGGTCCACGCTCTCGTGCTGGTCGTAGCCCGGGAGCTTGTTCTGCTTGTAGAGCGCGATTTCGTCATCGGTCAGGCCCGTGGCCACAACCGGAAACCGCAGCATGATGGATTCAACTTCGCCAAACGGCCCCTGCGGGTAGTTGCGAAGGAAGGTGTCTTCGGCCCAGAGTTCGGGGCGGCGAGCGATGGCGAGCATCAAAGGCGTGACGTTCACACCCGTGGCCAAACGCATGAAATTGCGCATCTCACTTCTCTCTTTCGAGGATTTGTGAGCTGCTGGCTGCTCGTTCGGCTCAGCTGATCAGCATGGAGCCGACTGGCGCGGATTATTGGCGCACGCTATCGGATTCACAAACTCTGATAGTTCAGTTTGTGATGCTCGTTCCTTGGAAATAGGTGAGGTTGCTCGTCGCCACGGTGTTCTGTGCCGCCCCCGTGTTCTGGTATGCCCACAGTTCGTAGGTGTCGGTGCCGTTCGGGATGTCGATGCAAGAGACGTTCACCACTTGGACGCTGGTTCCGGACCCGTAGATCATCGTGCCGCGGCGGAACTCGGCCCCGTTCTTGTAGACCATCACCGTCATCAACGTTGCAGCCGCCGCGGTCAGCGTCACAGCGCCCGCAAACATCACGGGCTTGCCGGCCGGAGGCGTCCACGTCGAGCCTGCGAAGTAGCTGCCAACGTCGAAGTCCTCGGTGCTGAAGGTCAGCTTCGTAAAAACATTGTTCGGGATGGATTGCGCCACGCCGTTGTTGTGGGCGCTGAAGCTGGCCGCCGACGACTCGCTGCCGCGGAAGGTCATCAGCAACTGCGTGCTGGCGGCATCGTAGTAGCCGAATGCGTAGTCAACGGCCCCAGGCGATGTACTCAACACTGGCGTACCGGCCGCGCCGAAGTTATAGATCGGGTCAAAGGCTAGCGTGCGCCCTCCCGTCGCGTCTTGGCGCAACGCGAAGCTCAACAGAGCGCCATCCACCACCACAGAAGGTGCGTCCAAGGTCCGATTGCCGCCCAGCGTGACGCTGAAGGCGTTGTGCTGCAGCGCGTCCACCAAGATGAGCGGGGCATCCACCAGCGGCAGCGGCACGTCGCGCAGGGCGAGCGCGTCGGCCGTGGCTTGTGCTGTGTTGGCCGCGCTGAGTGCGGAGGTCGCCGTGGCCTGCGCCGTCGCCGCATCTGCAAGCGCGATGTTTGCGGTAGCCTGGGCGGCGGCCACATCAACAGTGACCTGGTTCACTGCATCAGGCAACACCTGAACCACGTCACTGATGACATTCTCGAACTGTTTGACAAGGCGCGCGTTTTTGAAGACCTTCGCGAGCTCGTCGCGGTCGATCAACTGCCCGCGGGAATTGACATCAGCCATTCAGCGGCTCGACTGCCATCTCCAGCCGTGCGAACGTGATCCGCGCATCGCTGGTGCCCCGGAATTTCTGAATCCGGTAGTTGCGCATGTGGCCCTGCCGGCGCCACGCTAGGCGCTTCAGGGTCTGCCCCTGCTTGCCTGCCTGCCTGGGCCGCTCCTGGCTCCACGTGATGCCATCGAGGCTGTAGCTTGTCCAGATCGTGGGGTCGATGCCGAGTGCCGTGCGCCCGGGAAGTGCGACGAGCTCCAGTTCATGGATGACCACGCCATTGCCTTCGTTGTACAGAATGGCTGTTCCGAATTCCCAGCCGACTGTCGCGCCGAAGTGCGTAGAAACAGTGTCGGACATGACCCCAATAGCGGTCGAGGTCGCGTCCTCGCACTGCCAGCCGTCGTAGGCCCACACCAAGCTCTGCGGACGGTAGAGGGATTTCCCCACAACGCTGCTCGAGAGCGCGAACCAGACTGGCTCGCCAGCGACGAAGCTCGCCACGCCATCAAACACCAGGGTCTGGTCCGGCAGGCGGATGAGAATATGTTGATGTCCGCGGTCCACGCGCGCTTCCATCACGATGGAGGCAAGCTCGGATTCCGTGTACTCGGCCAGGATGATGTCGATCTCGCGCGTGGAGAGCTTCGTTGCGCCGCCGCCAGAGGCGAGATATACGCCAGGCGCCTCGTTGCGACCGGAGCCCACGAAGGCGACGTTCTCCAAGAAGTTCACGCATGCGCGCGTACCGATCACGCCCTTTTGAATCATCGCGCCGTCAACCCGCTGGAACGGGAAGTTGCTGCCGCCAACGTTCTGGAAGTATTCGATGGTGTAGCGGTTCAGGGCCAGGATTTCTTTCCGCACCTTGCGCAGCGCCAGCACGGGGTCTGGGTCGGACTCTGAGCTGCCGTATTTGAGCGGGTTCACCGCCATAGGGTCATTCAGTTCGGTGACGATCAGGAACGTCCCGTCCGTCGTCATGAAGTACCCATCCACCCAAAGCATGTCCACCACGTTGCCCAGGTCCGGGTCAGTCACGCGCACGAGCGTGGTCCCATCCCAGTAGAACAACCCGCCGCTCGATGCGATGGCCAGGCGGTCAAATGAATAGTCGAAGCGCACCGGGCCACTGCCGCCAACATCGCCGAGGTTCGTCACGACGCCGTTGTAGGTGATCTTCACGAGGCTCGCGCCCATGACGCGATAGAGCGCGCCATTCCAGTTAATGCCGCCGCGCCCAATGCCGGGGCCAGCGCCGGTCGAGACGGCCCCATCCGCGGGGCGCAAGTACCCGTCGCTGATACCGGTCTTCTTGGCTACCGGGACCAGATTTCGAGGGTACTGCGTCCTATAGTCGGATGTGGCATCCGAATAGATCCCGCTGAGGATCGGTGTCTGCATGGATCAGAACCCACCCTCGCCGGACGCTATTTGAAAGGTCGTGCCAGTCGCAGAGATGTGCGCCAGCGTGTCGTGGTCTTGCGGCTTCTCGATGACCAGCACACCGCCCGCAAGGACAGGTACATCGGCCGTGGTTGCCGTCACCGTGCCGTCTGCGGCAATGCCCGTGCGGAAGTAGCCGATGGCTGCGCCGGAGTTGCAGATGCGGATCGACTTGTCGCCTTTGCCGATGGTGATGGCCGCCGAAGCAGCGGCAGGGGTGACGACTTGGTTGGTGCCATAGTGCGGCTTGAAGGGAGCGAGAGCGGTCATGTAGTTCTCCAGAGGGTTACCCAACGCGATACCACGACCGGCCGATGCCGTCGTAGCGCAGGCGGAAGAAAGCATTGGTGGCCAGCGTCGTAGGGGCGCCAATGACAGCCGTGGCGCCGTTGCCGTCGATGGTCAGGGCTGTCACGGCCTGGGTGCAATTGCACAGCAGTTCTTGCCCGTCAAGGCATGTGTCCTGCGCCGGGAGAACGATGGTGCCTGCTGCGTAGGCCGCGGCCGGCGTGAGCAGCAGGTAGACGCTCGTCCCGCTGACTGGCGGAGCTGTCGCGACTGAGAATCCCGTGGCGCTCGGCGCCGAATACTTGGTGATGAATCCATTGTTGGCCGCGATCTGGGCCAGGACGAAATTCACCAGCGCGCTGATTGACACGCGGCGTGTGTCGCCGTTGTCTGAAGCCCAGATCGGAATCAGGTCGCCGACGCTGAGCTGGTCGAGGCTGTTGAGGCTGTAGATGTCGGTCATGCGGTCACCGCCTTGATAACGGAGAAGTTGATCGTGACGGCCTCGGCCAATGCGCCGCCCGAAAGGTTGCTCACGGACACGACGAACGACCCGGCCGCCACGCTATCGACGTAGACCCAGTACGCATTCGCGGTGCCGCCTGAACCCCGGTGAATGAGGATCGTGTCGGTTGCCCCTACCGTCGAATTGGTGACAGTGAAAGAAGCCGTGGTGTTCGTAGCCAATGAAGCGTTGTGCGTCACGATCTGCCCGCACGCCTTGTTGAGCGTCACGCCCGTGGCTTTGCTTGTTAGCTGGGTGACGGTGCCGCCTGAACCGGTGAAGTAGCCAACATCGCTATAGGCCCACCGATTGAAGACGACCGGCGCGCCTGCAAGGGCGTCCTTGCCAACAGGGATCGCGGCAATGGTGAACGTCGAGCCGGCCAGGCCGGAAACGGTCGTCCAATGCGTTGTGCCATCCGACAGCAAAATCCCCACGAGGTCGCCGTTCGCCACGGTCAGGATGGTTGTCACCGTTGCACTTACCGCGCCGGCAGCGAGGGCGCCGGTTAACTGCGTCTCCCACGAAAACACGTTGACGCCATTGCGCCTGGAGGTGCTGTCGTAGATCGGCGTGCCTTCGGGCGCGAACCCATTGGTTGGCGGGCCGGCCAGAGACAGCGCCATGGGGCGCATGCTGGCGGCGCCCTCTTGCCCCGAAGGCTGCAGGAGTTGTCGCGAGTAGATCGACGCGCCCAGCGAGCGGAAGAAGCCCCCCGCGGCGCTGTAAATCAGCACGCGGATGAACTTGACCTCCGAGCGCACCACCGAGCCGGCCAGGCCATTGAAGATGGCCGCGCTCACATCGGCGCCATGTCCATAACTGCCGTTGGCTGACGTGTAGGTGAAGCTCGGCGCATTGAAATACACGCCGCCTCCGCCCTCGCTGGTGAGCAGGTTCATATTGGCGTCATAGACGTACACCAGCGCACGCGCCAGAGAGCCGTCGAAATCGCCATCGAAGACCACTGTGTCGCCGTTCAGCACCGGAATGCGGTCGGACACCGCAATAACGCGGTTCGTGGTGGCCACGGTGAACCCGCGCAGGCTGGGCGTGATGAGCGCACGGATCAGGTTGTTGAATCGCGCTGGGTTCACCGCCCGCTCATTCGACGTGCTGACCGTCGCATTGCCCACGATCAGAGACTGGCCGTTGACGCTGAAAAGCCGGTTCTTCCGGTGCGTCATCAGCGCGCGCGTCGTGATGATGTTGTCCTGCCCAAGATCAGAGACGGGCATGGTCGGGATCACGTAGTCGCCACGCGGCGAGCCCACGCCGGACCAGGACACGATGATCTTGTTCAGGTAGGTGTTTGCTGCGCAGGTCCATCCCGCGCTCGCGGACACCGCCTCGAAACGAGCATCTTCGATGAGGTTGCTCGAGCAGTTGGTGTAGACCAATGCGACCGCCGCGCCCTCAAAGACCGGGCGGTTGAACTTGTTGTGGTTGTGCGGGTAGCCCACGCCGATGATGGACAGCCGCTGAATGCCGCCGCCATGGAACTCGTTTTCCGTGATCCACGAGAAGCCGCCCGCGTCGGTGATTTCCACCTTCGATTGCGCGCCGTTGAGGAAGATTTGGTTGTAGGCGGTCGAGTTGCCTGCGGACACCGCGGCATCCGCCCACAGCTGGAGGTAGTTGCAAGAGCCCACCACAACCTCGGAGCGCTTGAGCCCGAAGATGCGCATGACAGGAGTGGCAGGAGGCGCAGCAGCAAGCACGCTCGTGCCGTTGGTCACATCGCCGAATCGGAAACACCACGATGACGAATTCGCGCCACCGCCGACCGTGAGCATGGCGGGCGTGCCACTCGTGCCAATCTGCATGGGGCCGGGGATGTCGATGTTCTTGACGCCGCTCAAGTCCACATTGCCGGCGCAGAACAGATTCCCCCAATAGGGCGCGCGCATCCCTTTGCCGCCTGCAATGGCTGCATCTCGGGCAGCGAGCAGCGATGCGGTGGCATCGTAGGTCGATGTGCCGGCGAACATGGCCGCATGCTGCGCGGGCGGGATGAAGCTGAGCACGTCCACCCAGTCTTCCGCAATATCTTTCAACGTGCGCAAGTAGCTGCCGGCAGCGGCCGGCTGCGTTCCTACGAGTGCAGCACCCTCGGCGGCAGCAAGCGAAACGGACGTTGGCCGGGCGTCGAGCCCTTGCTGCACGGTCCCGGTCGGCGTGCCAACCTTGGTTGCGCCATCATCTTCCGCCAGCGAAACATACGTCGCGAGCCCTTCCCTCGCCTTGTCGATGAGCGTGCCGACAGAAGAACGCCGCGTGTCGCTGCTGCCCCGCGCGTAGACGGGGATCGAATCGCTCCGGCTGAGTTCATCGACCGAAGAGAGATTGTTGATTTTGGTCATGGCAGCGGCACAGGCCCGTTGAATTCAAGAAGGCCGTCTTCTCCGGTGGTGAGAAGGTCGGTCGGCGGCTGTACGAATGGCGAGGTGCGGATGCGCTTGTAGCCAGCACCGATCGGCAGATTGCCCATGGGCTGAACCTGCGGGATCTCCGACGCAACAGCGGAGATCAGCGCGTCATAGGCGAACTTCGCTGGCGCTGTGGTGGACTTCGGCAGGGCCTTGCCATAGGCGGATGCCAAGCGGATGGCCAGGTTCAGGTAGACCGCTTCATTGGCCCAGTCGGGGATACCGGACTCTTGGTCCGGATCGCTGTTGCTTGGGTTGACCGTGGCGTTGTAGCCAATGCGGATGCCGATGCCAGGCCCTCCCCAGGTCGCCATCATCGAATCGAGACGACGAAGCGCGGCCAGTTGCTCGTCGGGGTCTATGTCGAAGGTGTAGCCCGCCAAGGCAAGCTCTTCGAACGCAGCGTCGATGAGCATGCGCTTCGTGTACATGTCAGGCTTTCACCTTGGCCGCGATAGCCTCGGCCAGCTTCTTGTCGCCCGTGCGGCCGTCGAACTTGATGCCGAGTTCTTTGGCCTTCTGCTCGAGCTCGGCACGCGTGGGCGGGGCATCCGCTGCGGGAGCCGGCGCGGCGGGCGCGATCACAGGCGAGTTGCCATCGATGGCCTCGGGCAGCGTGGCAAACCAGCCGTCAGCGAGCGCGGCGGCGTGTTCGTCCGCATCCTGCACGCCCTGGTAGGCGTAGGTCCCACCGGGACGCTGATGCGCGCCCGGGCACTTGTAGACGAGAGTCGGGAATTGCATGCCTCACTCCTGAAAAAGAGGCGCGCCAGGCGAACCCAGCGCGCCGAGTGGCAACCTCAAGCGAGGCGGTACGTGACGAAGGTGTCTGCTGCGGTCTTGCGAGTGCGGAAGCGGCCCGACGTTGCGGTGGCCACTGCAGCCGTGCCAACAATGGTGTGGCCGCTTGCGGCCGTCACCGTGAAGGCGTTGGCGCCCGTGGCAATGACGGTCCAGTCGAAGGCATCGCCGACGTTGAACTGCGAGGCCAGGTCCATGGTGGCGCCGGTCGGGACCGTGCCGGCCACAGCAGCAGCCGTGGTGGAGGTCACGATGCCGGACAGCATCATGGCCGCCGTCAGCGCGCCGGTGGCGTTCAGGACGCCGGGATCTGGCTGCAGCGCATAGCACTTGAGCCACAGCACGACGGGCGCGACACCCACTTCGTACATGACTTCATCTGCGCCGGCTTCGATGATGATTGTTGCGCCGGAGGCGTAGGGGCCGAAAACGGTCTGGCCGTTCTGCACCACGCCAAGCAGGCTCCGGGTCGGCGGGGCGTTCGGGTAGCCGAGTTCACGGTAGACCGTGGCCTGGGACGAACCGATGGTGGCGACCGCCACACTTTCCGCGGCAGGGACAGTGATGGAGACGTTGCCGTTGGGGTAGACGATGGATTGCATGATGATTCCTTGATGGGTGTTGAAGAAGGGCGCCCCGGAAGGCGCCCCGCTCGATCAGGTCTGCGAGAACTGCATCAGGCCAGCCATCTCGGGCTGCTTCATGCACACGCCAAAGAACACGTCCCAGCGGTACTTGGTCTTCATGACGTTGATGTCGTAGAACTTCTGCATCACGATCTCGATGCCCTGCTCGGTGCTGGAGCGCATGACTTGCACGCCGGCATCGCTCGGCACGGCGTAGCGGCCGGGCAGCAGTTCGATCGCATCCTTGTGCCAGAACGGATTCACCGCGGCGGTCACGGTGTTCAGGAACACGATGGCAGCCGTTGCCGAGCCGGTCACGACGGTGTTCTGGTACTGCAGTTCGGCGTCCGTGCCACCTTGCGCCGAGATGATCGGCGGGCTGATGGTCATGGTCGTGCCCGAGTCCACCGAGATGACGCGGAAGGTCTTCAGCTGGCCCGTGTCACCCTTGGTGATGTGGTGCGCTGCGTTGACGCCCGCAATCGTGAACGAATCACCGGCCCGCACGTTGGTCGTAGCGGAGATGGTGACGGTCTGATAGCGGTTATCGACGTTGGACGTTTCACCCGTGGCCGCCGTGCTGGTGGCGCGCGGGGTGTAGTAGTTCGCGCCGGCCACCAACGTGTTGATGGTCAGGCCAGCACCACCCGAAGCGGCCAACAGACGGTTGGCATAGTCGAGCTTGTAGGTGTCGAACGACGCCACTTGACCGACGAACGCCTTTTCGTAGGCGGTCACAGGCTTGCCCTGCATCGTGCCGCGGCCGGCCAGGTTGGAGGCCATGCCGTTGTAGTCGCGGGTCGAGAGCGCCAGGTAGCGGTCGCCGCCTTGCACGCCCTGCTCGTTCATGATCGCTTCGCACTGGGCCACGTCATCGAAGCCCGATGCCGCGGTGGTGCGCTTGACGACCAGTGTGCCTTGCAGAGCGGCCACGTTCATGACGGCCACGTTGATGTCGCTCGCCAGCTTTTGAGCGGCGGCTTCACCGAGACGGCCTTCTTGCAGCAGGTCGCGCAGTTCCTTGGCCGTCAGAATGGCCGTGGAGTGCTTGCTGTAGCCCAGGCGGGCCGGCACAGCGAGCTGGGTTGCTTCGTCGAAGTTGGCCGTTGCATCGGTGCCGTCGTGCGACTGCGCGATGTAGGGCATCGGGCGCCAGATGGTGTCACCCGTGCGCTCCATGGTGGTGGAGTCGGTCGCGTACTTTGAGACGTTGCGCGAGAGAACGAGTTGGTCATCGAACTTTTCGAGCACATTCTCGAAAGCGACGACTTCCTCTTTGGAAAACGAATTGGACATGATGAGATCCAGTGAATGAGGGTTTATTTCCCGCGTTCACGAGCGCGCAGCTGAGCCTTGTAGGCGACGACCTTGGACAAATCCCCGGTCTTCTCGGCATCGGCACGAAGACGCGCCAGCGTTGAATCCACGGAACCAGCAATGGGCGCGCTTCCGCGTACAGTGCTTTCGGGCGGCGGAGCCGCTTTGCGAGGTGTCACTTTCAATTGGGTCTCCAGCTTCGCTACCGCGAATGCGAACTTCACGGGGTCTGCGATGGAAGCGAGTTCCTTGGCCTTCTTCGGGTTCTTCCCGAGCGCGTAAATAACGATGGCGGGGTTTTCGGCCCCAGAGAGAATCACGCCTTGCTGGGTAACGTTGAAGGTGTCCTGCGCAAGCGCCTCGACCTCTTCGTAGTCCCTCACCTTCAGTTCGCTTTTCAGCTTGCCGTAGGTGTCCAACGTGGCCTGCCATGCTTTCTGGCCGGCCTCGCGCTTTGCCTCGATCTCGCGTTCCCTTGTGGCATGGTCCTGCTTGCGCTGGTGCCATGCCGTCAGTTCCGCTTCGAACTTGGCTTCGTCGTAATCGCTGCCTTCGAGCGTGGGCTTGGCTCCAACTTCGATGACAGAGGGTTGCCCTGCCGTTCGCAGCTTTTGCAGCTCCTGCTCTTGCTCGCGAATCCGACGATCTTTCTCTCGATTCGTCTTACGCAGCTCGCGAACCCATTCAGGCGCACGGCTCTCATCTTCTTCGGAGGTAGGCGATTCCTCCCCGATGGTGACTACGACACTGTCTTCTTCGGTGTCGGTCGTGGCTCCCGCTGTGTCTTCGGTGTCGCCGGTTTTATCCGGGCCTTCCGTATCAACTGCGGTATCCAGTTCCTCCACGCCCGTGGTGGTGCCGAGTTCTTCGGTTGCTGCCTGTGTCATCGTTTCGACCCTTCAATCTCACCTAAGCCGGTGGTGGCTGGAGCGAACGATAGGGATTGCCAGTGCGGCAATCAAACTTTGATAGGTCGGCTAAATCAGAACATCGCCGATGGATCAGGCGGCGCCATACCTCCGGACCGCTGGCCGGCAAGCACCTGCTGCAGCGCCTGGACGCTGGCAATCTCCTGCTCGTTGCGGGTTGCGCCGGCTTCGGCCAGGGTCTTGACGGTCTGGGCGCGCTTGAGTTCGGCGCTGGCGATGGTTTCGACGGTCTGGGCGCGCTTCTCCGCGGCGCCTGCCTCGGCCTCCTGCGCGGCGGACATGAGGTATTGCGAGTTCGGGTCTGGCTTTGCGTTTTGCGCCTCGGCCTGAAGTTGCTGCGCTTCTTCCTCGGTCGGCTTGACGGCGCCAGCACGGATGAGTTTCTGGCGGAAGAAGTCACGCACATCGCCGATGCCCTCGCCTTCCATGTTCATCATGGCCATGGCGCCGAGCACGCTCAGGGTTTCGGGGTCTTGGCTGATCTGCATCATCCCAGTCAGGGCGCGGACGGTCGCAGCACGGCGGCTGGTCGAGGATGGGCCAACCTGGGCGTTCACATCAAAGGTCGCCTCGCTCAGGTCGTTCTCGATGAACTGCTCGCCGGTTTCCTTGTTGTAGGCCGGAACATTGAGGTCTACGCTCGAGACTTCGCCCTGGGAATCGACGCTCTTCATGCGCCGGCCTTCCTCTACCGCAATGTCCTTCATCATCGACAGCCAGACCTCGCCCGAGCGCTTCATGGCCTTCTTGAGGTTGGACATGTAGATGAAGACCTGCATGTCGAGGCGGTTCTGCACGAGCTCGACGGCCACGCCGCTCATGTTCGGCTGGAGTTGTTCGCCGGCCTGCTGGTTGCCGAGCATGTCCTGCATGTCCTGCTCGGTGATTTGCAGCAACGCACCCATGGCAGGCGAGACGCTCGGCGGCTTGGTGTACCCGATGGGCCCGGCTGCCTGCTGGTTGCCGTCTGCATCGCGCAGCGCGTTCACCAGCAGGTATGGGTTGTCCTTGATGTTGTCTTCGGCCCATGTCATTGCGTGGCCGGCCATCTGCTCGGGAGTGAAGATCGGCTTCTCGCGCGGGCTCTGCGCCGCCAGCAAGCCGAGGTTCGATACCTGCATGTTCTTCAGGCGCTGGGCGTCCTTGGCGAGCCGCACGTGCCCCATGCAGCGTTCCACGTTGTCCACGAACCAGCGCTTGCCGTAGTTCGGGATGATCGGGATGCAGCGGCCGGAGATGTAGCCCTCATCCTCCAGTACCTTGGCGCCGCTCAGGAGGTACTTGTGCACGCGGCGGCGCTTCATGCGCTTCTGCCGCACCTCGCGGAAGCCTGTTGCAAGCAGCGTATCGAGCTTCTCGGGATCGTCCTGCAGCTCCTTGTCGGGAACGGTCATATCCTCGTCGTCCAGGCCGCGGAAGACGTGAATCAACTCGGTGGTTTCCTCGACCTTGTAGAGCTCGCAGACGTAGACAACATCCGCGGTAGCCCAGTCGAACTCGAGCTGGTGGATCGCCTTCGGCCAGGTGGACGGATCATCGCCGTAGGTGTCTTTGTAGGCAGCGGGCGACATCGACGTGAGCACATAGCAGCGCTTGGCGTCGGCTTTGTCCTGGCGCTTGGCGTCGAGGTCGAAGAACACCGAACTGTCGGCGTCGAAGATGGGTTCGATGACGATCCGCTGTTTGTCGTTGTCGTCGTCTTCCTCGTCTTCGTAGCAGGTTCGCAGGCGCCAGGCGCCGAAACCACCGCCTACCGCCTCTTCAAAGGCGTTGTCATAGGCCTCGTCGGCGGTGCTGTCCTGCTCGTCGGCCCGATAGAGCCCATCGCACACATCGGCCATCTTGGCGTTTGTGCTGCCGTCCTTCGGGGTGAATTTGACCGTGATTCTGTTATTTCTGTACTCATTTATAATTCGAATTACCGACAAATGAATCTTATTCATTTCAAACTTCGGCTTATTCTCGAATTGATCTCCAATAGGCCCCTCCCATTGGGCTCCGGCAATTGAATAAAACCGTCGATCTTGCAAACATTGCAACCTCTCATCCCGCAAAGTGGCTTGAATCTTGTCGAATTCAGCGGTTGCTTCTGCATGGATTTTTTGCAGGCGCTCTTCTTTGGAAATAGTCATAATTTATCCCTGCAATTATCGAAGTGCCAACGCGTCATAGAGCCCCCTCGCCCATCCTTGCGGCAATGAGGGCATGTGAGCAAGGTGTACGGCTCGCGCTTGATGCCGAGCTTTGCCGCAGCCAGCTTGTCGCGGTGTTCCTGTGTGAGCGTCTTCCCTCTATGGGCTTCTGACATCTTCGCGCGATGCTCAATTGAATGAGGCCCGCGAACACGGCCCAATTGCACGGCTGAAATCTTCCCCCGATGCTCTGCTGTAAATGGCGGTCGCTTCTTGCCGCGCCACACATCCGACATTCTTAAAGAGAATTTCCTGCGCAGCCAACCGAACCACTTATTGCCAGGACGACCACGAGTCATTGCGAAAGCCGCGAACACTAGCCCCGCCTCGTTGGGATAAATCTTCACTAGCAATTGATGCGCAACGAAATGCTCTTCAGGCGTGAGCGCAACGATGTTTTCAGCCTCATCCCCTCCGCCTATACAGCGCGGGGTGACGTGGTGCCTCTCAACGTAGCCATCGAGAGTGCGCGTGCGGGCGCGCTGAACTAGCGCGTTGTAATGGCGCAGGTAGTTCATGTCAGAGACTGGCGCCCTTCGTGGTCATGGATGATTCCTACCGCGCGTGCGCGCGAATAGGGAAAGTCTATGGCTCGGCCCTCCAATATCAGCAAGCGTGATAGGTCAGCGGCGGCGGTTCCAGTGGTTGACGGAGGGGATGACTTCGACCTTGGGGGCTTCGGTCGCGGCATTGGTGATGCTCGGGAACAAGGCGGCGAGACCCCAGACCAGCGCGTCGGCGCGGTTCGGGCTGCCAGTGCCGGTGTAGCCGAACGTGGAGAACCCGGCCAACTCATCCTCCAGCTCGACGAATCGCCCGGCATGCCTGACTTTCCCATCCTCATACAGCGCAGAGAATGGCTCGGCCCGGACGTGCTTGCCGCGGCTGGCTGTGACCTTCTTGAACGGCGTCCGCGGCCTTGCTACTTGAATGGTCTGCTGCACCATCGCGCCGCCGTAGTTCGTTTCGCCCACCACACAATCTGCGCCGTGCCGATCGAATGCCGAGGTTGCCACCCTTCCCCAGGTCGCGGGGCCGGCCTTCACGGTGCAGTCCTCCAGCACGTAGGCATTGCCGTCGATGCCGAGCCCGACAACCACGATGCCGATTGCGTCATTGTCAGAACTGGCCTCATCGTCAGCGCCCGATGGGTCCACAGCAACCACGATGCGCACCATCTCCGGAACAACGCCATCATCGACGCGCCACTTATCGATGAATTCCTCGGGGAAGAGCGCATTCGGATTGGCATCGGCGAACTCTCCGCGCAGGAAGCGCTTGCGCATCCGCTCGGGCAGGGATTCCAGCGTCTTGATGTACTCAGGCGAGAGGTTCGCCGTGTTATCCACAGGGTTGATGCGGAAGGCGGCGTAGTCCTCCGGCGTGCGGAGCAACTCCCTCGTCTCGGGGTCGCGCTTCTCGATGAAGACGCGGTAGGTCCAGTGCGTCTTCGGTGGCGGATTGCAATCGTAGTACGCGCGCAACTTCAGGATCGACGGCGAGCGGTTCTCCATCTCCTGCTCGACACGCTGGGCAAGCCGGGTGATCGCGGTGTTGATCGACCCCCACGGAATCTGGCTGCACTCGTTGAAATACAGCGTGGCAAATTCCATGCCAAGAATCTTTTCTGTGCGGTCCTTGTCATCCAGGCCGGCGAACCAGATTTGCGACCCGTCACCGATTTCGGCGTACATGTCCTGCGTGTGGACCTTGGACTTCACGCCGGGGAACGCCAGGCGCATCACCTTCGGGAACGTATCCAGCACCACGCTCGAGCGCAGATGGTTCAGCCGAAAGCGGAAGATGCCGTGTCGGCTGTTCGGCGCCTTGAGCGCCCGCATGATGACGTTGCGCGTGTGCAGGAACGTCTTGCCGCTTCGACTCCCGCCGAACAACATGGCGTGCGTTGCATCCCCGGCGCAGATGACTTGCGCTTCCTGCTGCTTGTCGGTGAGCTTCAAAGCTTCTCGTCCAGGTTGCTGGCGACGATGCGCACTGGGCCGCCCTCCGCGCCAGTGAGCTCGACCGCCTTCGTCTCGCGCCACTCCTTCGGCTTGCGGTTCTTCAGCCAGAAGATAGCCGCAGTCGTGTCAGGCGGGTAGTACTTGCGGATTGGCGTCTGCACAATGGTGTGATCGACCACGCGGATGTCCACCTCATCATGCTCGTAGCCATTGGCCCGGGCGAACAGGCTCCGCTCTACGCGGTCATCGGCAATTTCCTTGCCAGCCTTTAAGGCGTGACAAAATTTGTCATGTGATGCCTTCCAGCGATGGATGGTGCGTACATCGACGCCGAAAAAATCGGCAATTTCGATGTCTGTTGCACCAAGCGTGCACAGCTTCTGCGCCTGCTTGATGAACTCGGCTTTGAATTTTGTTGGTCGTCCTGCTGGCATCACCATTCTCCTGTTGCTCCACCGCCCGAGCTCCCGCCCAAATCAAAAACCCACCTCGGCTGCGACCCTTGCGCAGTCTTCACGATCTCGTCGACCGTCACGTTTGCTCGCCGGTATTCCCGCGGTCTGTCGCTCTTCGCGCAGGCGGCACTCCCCGCCTTGCAGAGCCTGGGCATGTAGTTGTAGACAAGGACGCTCGGGATTCCTGTGACCCGGGCGATTCGAGTACAGGTCATGGCGCCGCCGTGCTTCTCGAGCGCGTGGAGGATCTTGGCTACGTGGCTCATTGGCGGCTCTCCTTTAGTATGTCGATGACGCCAAGCAGCGTCCTGTTCGCAACCAGCATGGTTTCGATGTTTCCCTGTTGAACATCGACCAGTTCCATGAGGCTTTCGATCAGCCGGACCACCTCTGCGGGGAGCGTGTCGAATTCCTTCTGTAGGGCGTTCATGTCGGCGATGAAGGAGGCGGCTTTCATTCCTTGATCCTTTTCTCCAACCGACGCAGCCTCTTGCCCATGACGGCCTTGAAGCGCTTGTAGTACTCCACCGGGTGGCGGACGATCTGGTTCTGGCTCATGAGCCAATCGACCTTCTCCTGGCCGATCTTCTCGACCAGGCGCGGGCGGTAGGCGATGATGTTTCCGCCCTTGTCGCGGTTGCACGACGAGCACGATTTGTGGATGTTCCAGAGGTGGAACTGAACCGCGGACGCAGCGCCGTGGCTGCGGAAGTGCGAGCCGTGCCACTGGCCTCCCCATGTGGCCGGCAGATGGCAGGAGATGCAGCCGTCATTTCGATCACGGATGCGGGCGATCTTCTGCACGATGGCTCGGCACTCTTCCTCCCACTTGGAAGTGCGCTTGGCCTTCTCCTTCCGCGCCTTGAACTGCTCCCGCTCATCCCGGTTCTTGGCCTTGACGAAGCGGGCGGCGCAAATCGGGCTGCACACACGCGAGGTGGACGAGAACGGGCGGAACTGCGTACCGCAGTGGGCGCAGGGTTTTGGTTTAAGGGTGGTGGTCAGCATCAAACCACCTCTAAATCGAAACCGCCGCGGCGCGGCTTGCCATCGGTGTGGATTCGGCGCGCCAGGATGGAAAACTCCCTGCCGCTTCGGTCTTTGGCGCGAACATCGAGCAGGCCATGCTCCGTCCTCACCCCGCAGGCAACGATGGTCAAAACCCGCGACTTCATGCGCGGATCGTTGTCGTGGAGTCGGTCGCCGGGCTTCATTCCTGCCCTTCCATCGCCGGGATCGGCACACCATGCATGGCGCAGAACGCCAGCGTGTATTCGATGAGGCTGGCCCCGCGCTTGATGCTCATGAGGGCCGTGCTCTCGCGGATATTGACGAACTCGCCTTCCAGGCCCGGAATGATCTCGGCGCCCTCTTGCGTGGCGACGGCATGGCCGGACACGAGTAGCACCTTCCATTGGATGGCGGTGCGCTTCTTGCCCTGCCACTCGACGCCAGCCTTTGCGATCTCGCCGGCCAGCTTGTGGAAGAAGCGGTTCTGCCCCTCGGTGCGGGTTTCTTCCTTCACCGTGAGTCGGAGACGATGCCCAGCCATCAGGAGCGCCTTGGCCTGCATCCATGCGGATTGCATGGCGGTGTGGCCCTGTTGGGCGTTGATGAGGGTGAACGTGGTCACGACTTCACCCTCGGGCGCGGAATCGTCATCATCTTGTAGCGCTCTCCGCCGTAGACCGGAGGCGCAGGAACAGGCACCGCCACTGGTGCGAGCAAGCAAGCCTGCAGATCGGCACCCCACATCGCCATGCCGGCCTCGTAGCAAACACGGTCGAATTCCTCCTTGTGCTTGCGTTCAGATTCCGCCTTGTCAATCTCTACCTGCGATGCGCGCCACTCGCGCTCCATGCGGAGGATCTCCGCTTCTCTGTCCATCCGTGCGCAGTAGGCCCTTATCTCTGCGGCCCGCTGCTCTCGCGCGGCTTTGCGCTTGCGCATCTTCTCGAAGGCTGTAGGTTTGCTCATTTCTGCCCCCAAGCCCGATGCCAAGCCCACCATCCAGCCGTCCAGCTCGGATGCGGGCAAGATTCCTTGTCCTGGCCAGCAGCCTTCGCCGCCTTCACTTGCTCGCCGACGATGCAGTCGATGTCGGGGCGCCACTCGTTCACGTTGGCGGTTCGGTACATGGCGGCTCCGGGGTAGATTTCCTCGAGCGCGCGAGCATTGCTGCTTCGAGTAGCGCCGGCAGTTCCGCCAACTCCGGGAGCTTCGCCAGTTCCTTGGCCCGGTGCCAGCAGTGCTGTTTCCAGCCGTCCGGGTAGTCCTCCATCAGCGATAGGAGGTGCGTCAGGTGTTGGTCGAGATTCATGCATGCATCGCCCCCCAAACAGCGTGAAGCGCGGGCGCAGAGGCAATCGCGCCGGCAACGATCGAATCGCGCTGGTCGGGCGCAGCCACGATGCGGCGGACCACTGGCATATCGGGAATCTTCGAAACCACCTTCTTCTTCGGCCGGCCCATGGCGCGCTTTGGTCGAGCGGCCTTTTCGGCGATGCGCTTCGTGCGGGCTTCGCGGTTCCAGGCCAGATCGCGGCCAGTGTCAGTGATCAGGTATGGGCGCTCTCCCGTTTCCATGGCCTGGCGTACGCGCAGGGAGTGCACCGCGTCAGTGACCTGTTTTCTCGACAGCCCGCTTGCCTCGGCCAGTTGGGTTGCAGACAGAGGGCCGCGCTCGAGCAGCAGCTTCAGGAGGATCATGCTGTGTGGTTGGGTCATCAGTACGCTCCGTAGACCCCGTGCGGACGCTCGCCGAGGTAGTAGATGTGGCCCGTCTCGAGCAGGCGGGAGATGGTCTGGCGGGCGGTCTTATAGGGCCAGCCGGTGATGGTCACGAACTCGCCGAGAGACAGTGAGCCGAGGCGCAGAAGCTGGATTGCGGCGTGGCGGCGGCTCATTTGCCACACTCCGCGCGAAGTGCCTTGAAGGCAGAACGGTCAAGCAAGGTGATGGCGGCATCGAAAACATGACGCCCTGGTACGGCGCGCGCCTTGCGGCTGATGGGATGACGCTCGCAGATCTCGCGCACGCGGCGCTGTGCGTAGCTGATCTCCATCTCTTCTTCGTCGAAGTCGGTATGGCATTCGCTGCCTGTGAGCCGATAGACCGTCCAGCCCAGTTTCGCCAGCATCTGGTCCCGTGCCGCGTCCTTGGCCTTGTCCAGGTGGTAATCGCGCCCATCGCACTCGATGGCAACCTTCGCCTTCGGGTTTCCGAAATCCACGAAGACGCCGCCAACCGGGTACTGCGGATACATCACAGCGCCCTCGGCGCGCAGATCAGCCCACAGCCATTCCTCGATGGGCGTCATGTGCAACAGCCCGCGGTTGTCCCATTCGTAGGGATCAAGTGCCCACTCGTCGGAGCGCTCGGCCATGATGTCGGCATGGCGCTCCTTGTAGAACTCGACGATTCCATTCCAGTTATTCATGAGCGGCTCCGGTCACAAACAGGCGATCTAGGTTTAGGAGCGCGCCGGCCTCGTCCCCGCCAGCGCAGCCGATGGCGTTTGCGATGGACTGCTTCAGGCCATCCAAGCCGGGCGGCAGCGGCTTGTAGCCAGTGACGCGGTTGCGTGCGCGCTCGGCGTGCTTTTCATTGATGGCGCGTGCCTGGCGGGCGTACCGGCTGCGGAGCTCGTCGCTCATGCCGATGGCGTTGGTCTGCTGGTAGACCTCGCGCGGCATCGCGGCGGCGCACAGGGCAACGAACTGCGGCAGGCTCGGTGGGTATTCCGGGTGGCGGCCTTGGCAGTGCTCGAGCGCGGTCACAACCGTGGCCTCGTCGAACATCCGCAGCTTGTGCGCCCAGACCGATCGCGCGCTGGCCACACCCTTGTCCCGGCCGGCCGCATCGGTGACACCGGATGCGAACTTGCTCAGGAACAGGTTGCCGTAGTAGCCGTGCAGCACCTTGAAGACATTGTTGACAACACCCTCATCGGCTTGAGGCTGCGCCTTGCGGAAATCGTTTACGTTGACGACAACGGGGTTAAGCATTGAAAACTCCATGAGAGTCCATGTCGAAGATCGTTCTGGCAGCAGCGTCGTGCTTGCCAGCGGTGGGTTGCCCATTTCGGCGGGCAAAAGGCGCACGCTCATCCCGAACCCAGTTTCGGAAGGTGGCAACCCAGTCGAGCTTTCGCCCGCTCTTGCCACTGACGCCAACCCAGTAGTCGCGGAATTTCTCGGTCGTCAGCGTGAGGTCCAGGTCCGGGCGCTCAGCGATTGCCCATGCTCGAAGGTCATCCGATGGCGTCCAGTCGGCAGGCAAGCGCGAAGCGCGGCTCTCTACTGAACGTAGTGAAGTAGAGTTATCTGAGCTCTGAGGAGCTTTCGAGCCGGGTTCGTCTTGGGTTGCGACTTGGTTATCTTCTGGAAACCCAGTGGGTTTCTGTTGGGTTTCTTTCTTCGGCCTTCCGCCCTTCTTTCCATTCAACCTAGCGGCTTCTATGGCGGGTGCTGCTTCGGCGATTTCTTCGCTGGCACGTCCGTTGTGACGCAGGCCATCAGAGGCCAATGGGAAATGCCGATCGGCCACGAAGCGAACCGCCGACTGCTCGGCCTTGTCCATGGCCCGGCAGATGCGGTAGAGCTCTTCAAACTCGGCAGGCAGGCCCTGCTCGGTCGAGTAGAGCTCGTCCAGCAGGAGGGTGTAGGCACCGTGCTGCGCCAGCGTGAGCCGGGCAGTCTTCTTGCCGTAGTCCGCTGGATAGCGCTTGTAGAAGTTCAAACGGCCTCCCAAACCCGGCAGCCGTTCCAGACGACAGGCTTGCCCTCTTCCATCACCTGACGGATGCGGCCGGCGCGCTCGAGTTCGACAACCCGGCGATCCACCTGAACGACCGTGAGGCCAGTCATGCCGCCGATGCCAACAGGGCTCATGCGGCCGTGCTCCTTGAGTGCTTCGACGATGCGACTGCCGTGGCTCTCGGCGAAGCGAACGGACATTGCCGCGGCCGTGTGGCTGGTAGCCGGATCAGAGCGGCGAGCGCGCGGCATGTTGAGCATTTGGATGGGGAGGTCCATGTCAGATCCCCCCGAGCCGGATAGCCTGGCGCCGATGAAACGATGCCTCGCCGGCAGCCTGGCCTTCAACCGGGTAGCAGTAGTGCCTTGCGGCTGTGCTGCGGTCCATGCGGTGGGGGCGAAGCTGGGCAGCGATGGTGCTGGGCTGGCCTTGCCAGAAGAAGGCGCTGTTGGTCGATGCGGGAAGATGGGCGGGCAACAGGCCGGCCATGTCGTCCATGCCGTCTGCCATGTCTTGGGTGATGGTGGCGTTCATACGGGTGCTCCAAGTACCCGGCGCAGCGCGGCGTTCTCTTCGCGCAGGAGCCGGTTTTCTTTCTCGGTCTGCGTTTCGCGTCGGCGGACGCTGTGCAGGTCATAGCCGCGCTGATGCAGCATCCAGAGAACCGGCGCGTCATTGCCGCAGCGGTCCATGAGTTCGACGAACTTGGCCCACTGCACACCCTCGGTGCCGGACTGCCAGCGGGAGAACTGCGCCTTATCGACCTTCAATTCCTGTTGCAGCGTCTTATCGAGAGCGAAGCCGCCAAGCTCGGCGCAAAGCTCGATGGCGCCGCCGAGGGACTGCTTGCGGATGACCTCTTCGGGGCGAATAAGAACAGGGAGAGAGAGTTGGTTCACGGTGTCACGCAACAAGGTTGAGAGCAGTTGAGTACCTAAAAAGGGCAAATAAAAAGAGACTCGCTTTCAACAAAAAAAAGCGAGTCCTTATGTTTTTGAGCAGCAGCCAGATAGGCGGCATGCGCCTCTTCCGCCGAGTCGAACCGGCCCACGTACTTGCGGCACAACGTCACTTGGTACTTGCCATCGGTGAGCGTCCAGCCGCGGCCACCACCCACACGGCGGCCGATGCGGGTCCGGCGGGCGAGCCCAAGTTGACTGTTCTCGACGCTGAGTTGAATGGTCACGTTGTCGCGGTGGTACGGACCGACGTCGCCGTGACGAGCCATGCAGTACTTGCCCAGCGTTGTTCCCCTGTTGGCCCAGTGACCAGAGCGGTTCCACATGTCTGCCCACTCGGGAAAGGTGAACAGCCATTCAATCCCGCGCACCATTGCCTGGCGCTGTTGTTGGCGATACCTAAGGGCCATAGAGGCTTTGCTGCGGAGCGGCATTCCGCCGTTGATGGCAAGCGCATCGGCGTGGTTGCAGCCGTAGCTCTCCATGCATCGGCGATCGAGATATTCAATAGATTGAGCAGCCATGTTTAAGTCCTGTTTCGACCTCGCCTCAGTCGCTCTCTTCGATCTGCTCGTTAGCGCTCGTGAGCGCCGGGCTTCCTGCGACGTAGCAGAAGATCAGGATCACGATGTAGATGCCGAGGAAGGCGTAGGCCATGGCTCAATCCCGCGTGATGTGGCGGTCGATCAGGTACAGGCCGATCAGCAGCACAGCGGTTGCGAAGAAGACGGTGGTGCCAATGAGTTCGTAGAAGTCCATGGCTCACCTCTTGGTACGTGTGAACATGCAAACGGCGCCGTCTACAACCAAGCCGCAAGTGATGAGGCACAGGACGAAAATGAAGAAGGCCATGGCCTACGCCTCCGCCTTCTGCTTGCGGCGCTGCACGCGCTTGTGCAGGACGCGCAGCTTGTCGGCGATCTCGAAGGACGGCTTGCTTGTTCGGCCGCGTGCGAGGTCGCTGATCGACGATTGATTGACGCCGACGAATGCCGCAATTTGTGCCTGCGTCATCTCGGCGGTGAGGTCGCGAAGGAGTTCGGGCCAGTTCATGGAAGACATTATGGGTCGCCCCATATGGGTTGTCCCATTCATTCTTCCTATTGCGGTGCTAGGTTCCGCGCATGAAAACTATTGGCAATCGAATCCGAGAGCTCCGTAAGGCGAAAGGGTTCTCTCGACAGAGCGATCTCGCGAAGCTCGTGGGCGTGGATCAGTCCGTCATCTCTGACATCGAGCTTGGTGCCGGCTTTAAGGCCGATGTTCTGATGGCGCTATGCGAACACCTTGATACAACTGCGGAGTACCTAATGCTCGGTGAGCAGTCTGCCGGTCAAGGTGAGGCCGAAATAGTTACTCTGTACCGCAAAACTAATGACGAAGGTCGCATTGCCATGATCGTTACGGCACGTGGGCTGCACGCGGTTTATCCACGAGTGGAAAACCTTTCCACTCCTTTACAAAAAATGGGAGAAATGCCCATACGCGACGTAGTACGGACTGATACATTGGTTGCAAATAAACGAAAACACATCGAACTAGACATACCAGGCACTTCAGAAAAGAAGGGCTCGAAAAGTGACCAACGCAGTTCCGATCCAAAGCCAAAACCACCTCAGCGTGGCAAACACACTGCGTCTCCTGCTTCGGCGCGCAGAACAGGGAGAACTTGATGGCTTCATCTATCTCGCCTCCAGCCGCGAAGGCGCCGACAAGATCGGTCTGTGCGGCCGATACGCCGAAGACCTCGACTTGGCGGTGTCATCCGCTGCCGCTGGCTTCAACACCCTGCTCGGACACAAGGTGTGCGTCGAGCAGGACTCGCTCCCTCGGCGCATTCGCAAGAGCCCGAGCGCTCACGCTTGCAGCGTTGTTGCCTGCTCTATGCGCAAGTAACCTCGCGGCGGCCCAGCCGCAGGCACCAGCCTTCCTGAGCGCGTCTTCGTTGGCGCTCTCGTGCGCGCGCGTGACCGGCGACCAGGCGCCGCGGAACGATGCCGAGGCCACGTGCGTCGTGCGGATGATTTCCTTCCTCGATGGCTGGCGCGCGGGCGCTTACCAGGGCGTGTTCACCGCGCTGGCCCACGATTCCCCGGTCTTCCTGCAAGGCGTCGATCCGTTCACTCGCCGGGTTGAATGGATTCTCCCGATGGCGCGCTGCCTCCCAGCTCAAGCCACCATCCTGCAAGTCATCCCGGCGTACCTCGACTACATGGCGATGCACCCGGAGCGCGCGCAAGAGAAGTACGACACCGTTCTCCCAGACGCCATCAAAACGCTCTGCAAGTAAACCTTTCTGACGAGCCCGCCGCGAGCGGGCTTTTCTTCGTCTACGCCATAGCCTGACCCTATCGAATGTGCAGATTCCGTTGAAACAATTGCGGTAAATCTATGGGTTGACCCATTGTCTATTCGTATGGGTCGGCCCATACTTCATTCACTCGCCAACCAACCCGGAGCAGTGAATGAACCGCTACAACGCAAACAAGAACCCGCACAGCACCAAGCGCGGACCAGGCCGCTTCCACAAGCAAGGTGACGGCACGCATGCCGCGCTGACCATCAAGCAGCGCCGCGCCGGTGCGTACGGCAAGGGCCTGCGCAACTGGATCACGCAGAAGCAAGCCGCGGCTCGCGCTTGAGGTGCTGACATGCCAACCAAGAAGCCCGCAATCGAAAAGCCGCTGACGATGCGTCAGCAATCCGAACTGACGCTGTACGCCGGTTTGATTTCCGGCACTGCGAATCAGATCCTGAACGCTGACAACGGCGAGGTGTACGCCAAGCTCACCGAAGAAGCAGCGCACGCCTATGACGTGTTCCGCAAGCTGCGCGTCGAAGGAGTGCAGTCATGAGCCCCGTCCATCTCGGCAAGGAGTACGCGAGCAAGTTCTTCAAGGCTCATGGGGTGGGGCAGTCATGAGCGCGCAGCACGAAATCATCCGCGCTTGGTGCGCATCGTGCGGCATGCCGGAGCCGTCGAATGGCGAATGCATCGCGCTGGTCGCCGCCCTGAACCCTCGATTTGTCGAGCCGACATGGAAAGACGAGCCGCCCGATTGGTGCTCTCCGAAAGAAGAAGAGATTTGGCATGACGGCTACGACTGCGCGATGGCTTCTTGCCGCGCAGCAAATACCGCTGTTGCCGTTGCCGGGACGGAAGGAGCTTCGTCATGACGCCCCGCCACACCGAAGGCGCGACTGAGGCAGAGCGCGAGCGGTATTGCAACAAGTGCGGCTACTTCGGCCCGGACCAGATTCACGACCGCCCAAACGGTTCCGGCCCATGCGGCTATCTCGCCTGCGTTCGCCCAACCCCTCCCGCCCCCAATCAAGGAGCCGAATCGTGAACTTCCCAATTCTCTCCAGCGAACGCTCGCTCTCCGTCCTGAAAGGGCTGCTCGACCAGCAGTCTTTGGGCAGCGAAGAGGCGTTTGCCCTTGCGCATGCTATGGCGCTGTTTCAAATCCGCATTGAAGACCGCGCGCCGATTGTCCTGCAGCCGGCGAAGGTGGAACTTGTTGCCGATCTGGTGCCGCTCGATGAGCGCCGCACCGGCTTCGAGCGCCGCATTGCTCCGGTGACGAAGCAGGAGTTGGATGCTGTGAGGTTGGCGGCATGAACGCACTCCATATTTTCAGCGGCGAGTGTGACTACGGCCCCATCGGCTTAGATGTCGGGGAAAAGGATTGGCACGACAGGCCTCTCCATACCGGCGACATCGTCATGTTGGCCCACGGAGATTACATCGACACCGATGCGGAAACATGGCGCACCGACCCGTTTTTGACTGCTGTTCTAGTTGATCGCGAGACCGGCAAGCCATTCGCCATGGGCATCAAAGACTGCGGCTTTGCAGACCCCGAGTGGCGCATTGAAATCGTGAAGAAGTTCAGCGAAGTGGTTCACGGCGAGCGCTGGCCTGCATGGGGTTTCAACTATCGCCGCAACACGACTGGAGCCGCATCGTGAACGCCATGACCCGCCCCCACTGGCGCGCAGCCCGCCTCCTGACCCTGCGCGCAGAGATGAAGCAGATCTGGCGCGAAGGCGGGATGAGCGACCGCGAACTGTTCGATGTGGTGAACATGCTCGCCGCCCAATGCTCTCCCGAGCAAGAAGACGCAAAGAAGTGGCTGCTGACGATTGCCAGCGACCTCGACCAAGCCGAGCCTGATGCGGATGCGTTCCGTGGGTGCTTGGTCCCGACAGCCCTTGAATCTCGATTGGAGCGTGTGGCATGAAAAACAAACTTACGCCGTGGTTTCCCATGTCCACCAACCCGGCGCGCCCGGGCTGCTATCTGGTCCGGGGAACCTTTGGGGAATCGCTGCCTTTCCCTTATCACTACTTCAACGGGTTCGATTGGGAGTTCGACGCTGACAGCCAACCCTTCACATCGAAAGGTCGGCCGGTTGGCCCGATCACCTATGCGGGCGCTTGGCGCGGGCTGGTGGTGAAGCCATGAACGACTTCTTGACGCGTCCCCTGGACTTCACCAGCGACCAACGCACTTCGCGAGATGTGTGCCGCGATGCCGTCGCCATCGAAGGCTTTGCAACCCGCAAGCCGATTCCTACCTGGCAGCGCGTGATGTACGTGGTTGCCGTGTTTGCAGCCATCGTTATTTGGAGAACAGCATGATGAATCCCGAGGTGAAGGCCAAGTGGGTTGCTGCACTGCGCAGCGGCAAGTACCAGCAGGCAAGCGGCACGCTCAACGACGAAGGCCGCTTCTGCTGCCTCGGCGTCCTTTGTGAAATCAGCGGCTTGGGCGCATGGGGTGAGCACAACGGCGACGGGCTCATCCCCTATGAAACCAACAACGGCAAAGAAACCGATCTGGCTCCACACAGCGTTTGCGACTGGGCGGGATTCGAGAAGTTTGCATCTCCACAAATGCGCGTTCCAACCGTAGAGATTGAAGAGGAAAGAGAGGGTCTGCACGAACACAACGACTCGGGCAAGACCTTCGCTCAGATCGCCGACGCCATCGAGGAGCAACTGTGAACTTCATCAACTCCATGATCGGCGACAACGCCGACGACGAGCCCAGCACACTCCTTGATCTGGCTATCGCTGTTGTTGCGGTGCAGGGGTGCATCTTCTTGGCTTATTTTCTTTCGGGGGTTCTGTGAACGCAATCCAAACCATCAGCAACTACGTCTACGGAGCCGCTGACGAGTTTCAAAGCGTGCTGGTTGACCGCTCGCTGAACTTCGAGCGTGAGGCCGGTTTCGCCATCCAGGTGCTAACCGCCAACGATTACGTTGCCCGGCTTGCAGTCGGTGATCGCCAGTCGGTCGTCAATGCTGTCACAAACATCGCGGCCATCGGAATCAGCCTGAACCCCGCGAAGAAGCAAGCCTATCTCGTGCCGCGCAAGGGCAAGATTTGCCTCGACATCAGCTACATGGGCCTGATCGATCTTGCCATCCAGTCGGGTTCGATCATGTGGGCGCAGGCCGATTTGGTCTACACCAATGACGCCTTCTCGCTGAACGGCTTCGACCGTCCGCCGACGCACTCCTTCAACCCGTTCTCCAAGGAGCGTGGCGAAATCGTCGGGGCCTACGTGGTCGTGAAGATGCACAGCGGCGACTACCTGACCGAGTGCATGAGCCGCGAGGACATCGACTCGATCAAGAACCGCTCGGAATCCGTGAAGGCTGGCAAGCAGTCTCCATGGGACACCGACTACGGCGAGATGGCGAAGAAGACGGTGGTGAAGCGGGCCTACAAGTATTGGCCGAAGTCCGACCGCCTGGACGAAGCAATTCACCACCTGAACACCGATGGCGGCGAAGGACTGGCTGTGCATGCGAAGCCAGCGAGCCTTGACCCGCAACCCGTGATCGACGGCCTCCGCATGACCAAGACCGTGGAGGAACTGAAAAGCTACTGGGCCGAGAACAACGGCAAGCTCGCCAACGACCTCGCAGCGCACGACCAGTTGAAGACGGCTTACAAGGCGCAACTCGCCCGGATCAGGGCCGAACTGTCCCAAGCGGACGTAACTGACGTGGAGGTGAAAGATGCCGTGGCTGAAGCTTGAACAAGGCAGCGAGGAATGGCTGACGGCGCGCCGCGGCGTGGTAACTGGCTCGCGCTTCAAGGACTGCCGCGACAAGCTCAAGAGCGGACAACCGTCGAAGGCGTGCCTTGAGTACGCGCGAGACGTAGCCCGCGAGCGCATTGGCGGCAAGGCGCCATCGAAGTTCCAGAACGCAGCGATGCGGGTTGGCGTGGAACAGGAGCCGGTCGCTCGAGCGATGTACGAAGCGGCCACCGGCTACATGGTCGATGAGGCCGGGTTCTTCCTCTCCGACGATGACAACTTTGGCCTCTCGCCCGATGGGCTGATCGATGAAGACGGCGTGCTCGAAATCAAAACCATGGTCAGCAGCGAAACGCTGTTCACCGCGCTGGTTGATGGCGACATCTCGGCCTACCGGGACCAGTGCCTCGGATACCTGTGGCTGCTTGGCCGCCAATGGGTTGACCTAGTGCTGTGGGCGCCCGACCTCGAAGCTGCTGGCCGCAAGGGCCTTCACATCATCCGCATCGACCGCAGCGAGAACGGCAATGAGGACGCCATCGAGAAACTGGAGGCCGACCTGATGGCCTTCGCGGTTCTCGTGCAGGACAACGAAGAAAAACTGCGGCTCAAGGCTGCATAAGGACCACCATGACCGCCCAACTTACCCCCCAGGCCCTTGAAGCTATCGGCGCTTCTGGGGAATGCAACGGTCCCATATTTCGGATGGCTCCCGCTGTTGGATGCGAGGTGCGCAAGTCATTGAATGCACGGATGGCCGACCTCCTGCGCCCATTCCTGAAACCAGGCCAGAAAGTGATCTGGCGCGAGCCCTTCCGCTGGTTCGATGACAACGGCGTGATGTCGAACCACTACGACGGCATGAGCATTGCGCGCTTGGCCGAGGACTTCGGCTACGAGTACGACTGGGAACTCTCCTTCGAACACGCCGCAATTGTGTGGCCCAAGGCTGCCCTTGCCGCTACGGGAGAGCATGCATGAGCGCTCAAATCAACCGAATCACTGGCGGCGGCTTGGCGGTGATCGACGGCAAGTCCACGGGGCTGGCCGGATGCTCCGACTCCGCAAAATGTGAGCGAGCCGACTATTGCCTTCGTGCAGATATGCGGCTCAGTTATCGGGCCAGCAACTTACACGAAGGCAAGTGCTACAGCTTTATCGCCGTCCATCATCAAGGAACCGCCCCATGACCACCGACAGCAAAGCAGCGCCGAGCGATGCGGGGAAGCGTGACACGGCCATCGAACTGGTGAGCTTCTACCGGAAGGCTGTGGTTGAGGCGCTGGGCGGAGGCGCGGAGGAAGTCGCCACGATGCACGCCGAGCAACGCCGCCTAGTCAACGCCCTCACCGCACCCGGTGCCGCTATCGCTGCGCGCGAGCAGGAGGCGATTGACCGCGCGGCATGGGCCAAGCTGGCCGCGAAGGCGCACGGCTGGGCCGACGACAGCACGCCCCCGATGGTTGATGGCCGCTTTGAAACAGGCTGGCATGAGTCCGAATTTCAGACCTTCATGCAGGGGGTGCGTCATGGGCGCTCGTAAGGGACAAGGCTACGGCGTGCCCAAGCCGAAGCGCGCCCGCTGCCTCGAAGCCGATTGCGGCAAGAAAGGCGTCGGGGAATGGAAAGTGTCGGCATTCGGCCTGAGCCGAAGCTGCCAGTTTTGCGGCATGGCTTGGGGCGAGGCCGGCTGGGCGCTGGCAACCAAGATAGCAAAGGAAAAATCATGAGAATGATCACCGAAGGTCATTGTCTGGGGCGCGAATCACTATGCCCAACGGTTGCCAGTTGGCACGACGCTTGTTTGGCTCAAGAAGGACGACCACCTCTTTGGAACATTCCTTTCCGACGCGGAACTGGGATGGCAGAAGGGCGGGTATGGCGTCTATGCGTTCCGCCGACCATTTCCGCCGCCGTCGCGCATCTCTGAGAACGATGGGCTGCAGGCCGCGCATCCGACTCAGAAGCCTATCGCCTTAATGGCATGGTGCATTGAGCGGCTTGGCAAGCCAGGAACGATCCTGGACCCATTCATGGGGTCGGGAACGACTGGCATCGCCGCCGTGCGCCTCGGCTGCAAGTTCATCGGCGTCGAGCGCGAACCAAAGTACTTCGACATCGCCTGCCGCCGCATCGAGCAGGCTGCGAATCAGGGGCAGCTATTCGCGCCCGAAGCGCCACAGCCACAGCAACTCGGATTGGAGGCCGCATAAATGACCACCGAACAAAAGCCTGCCCCGGTCTTCTGGTACATGCGCGACAACCACACGTTCCGCAAGCTCACTGGCTCGCCGGCTGAAATGGTCGCGCAGTGCTTGGAAGAGTTCGACGCGGGCTACAACTACGGCAGCCTTTGTGTCAGCCACGTCCCCGGCTTTGTCAAAGGCGTCCACGCGAGCGGGCCGGACCATCGCGAAGACTTCCGGCTCACTGCTCTCGCCGCTATCGATGCTGCCCTGGTGGCGGGGAAGGGGGATTCATGACGAAGCAATACAACATCCGCAACTTCGCGGACCTCCTGCGCGTACCCGCCGAGCGCCGCGACGACTGCATGCGTGAGCTGCAATATGGCCTTGCACTGCTTGAGCTGTCCTTTGGCGACGATGCCCACAAGTACGGCAAAAAGGGCTTCGTCTGGACCGATGACGGGGCAACGCGGATCGAGATGATGTGCGCGGACGGAACGCCGTTCCTGACGTTGGCTGTCGAGCCTGCTGCTGCCATTAGGGGCGCTTCGGGGCAAGAGGGGGGTGGTGCGAGATGAGCGACTACAAGCAACGCCAGCAACAACTTTACGAAGCCCTGCGCGAGCAGTCGGCAAGGAGCATGGAGATCGCGCGCAAGGCGCAGCAAGCCATGCAGAAGCGGTACGAACAAGTCTGGGGGAAGCGATGAGTTGCAAACTCTGCACCGATCCGGACGGCGTTGCCTGCTTTCCGATGTACGGCCTTGGACCACACACCCATAAGCCCGGCCAAATGTTGGGTAGCACGGTCATGGACGAAAAGCAGGAGGCGCCGGGATTCACACCAGATAAGGATTGTCCCGGAATGGGCGTCTGGTGGTGCCCGCATTGCGGCGACGGAAAACCCATCGAGGGGAAGGGAAAGACACCATGAAGGTCACGCTTACCGACTGGGCTGCGCGCCACTTCGAGCGGCCGCCCGTCGAGAACACGCTTCGCATTTGGGCGCGGCAGGGGCGGATTGTCCCTACACCGATCAAGATCGGCCGCACCTACTATGTCGAACCGAACGCCCAGCACATCACCGAGGTTGTCCAGTCCGGCAGCCTTCTTTCCAGACTGCGAGCAGCTTAATGGCAGCACGTCCTCGAGCCCGAACACGCCGGGATTGGCCTACCGGCCTGCATGAATCGCGCCCGGGCTACTTCGTGTGGTTCAACCCGCTCACGAAGAAGTACGTCGCCATCGGGCGGAAGACGCTGGCCGACGCTCGGCTCCAAGCCATCGAGGCCAATCTGTGGGCCTCCGAGCAACTTGGCAAAGCTCGCCTGATCGACCGGCTGCAACAGAAGGACAAGACAGTTCGAGCATGGCTTGAAGAGTGGCTTGGAGAGTTGCCCCTGGCCAAGAACACCCTGAAGAGCTACAGATCGAAGTCGAAGGCCATCATCGAAGAGATGGGCGACCTCGCGCTGGGTCGGCTGACCGTGAAGGACACAGCCAAGGCGCTGGACGAAATCAAGAAGAAGCGCGGTGCACCCACGGCACAGGTAGCTCGAGCGGTCCTGATTTCAGCCTTTGGCAATGCAGTCACCAAGGGGCACATGGAAACCAATCCGGCTTTGGTGACTGAGGCGAAGAGCACGCCTGTCGTTCGCCAGCGCTTCACGACCGCCACTTTCGAGAAGGTCTGGTCGGTGCTGCAAGATGGGCCGCCGTGGCTCCGCAATGCAACGCTGCTGGCGATGATCACAGGGCTGCGCCGCGAAGACATTGCAGGGCTGAAGTTCACCGATGTGGCGGACGACTACCTGCTGGTCGCACCGAAGAAATCACAAGGCAAGGTGAAGATCGCCATCCCGCTGGCGCTCTACTCGGAAGCGATGAAGATGAGCCTGAAGGATGCCATCGCCGTGTGCCGACGAACCGGCGTCGTCAGCCAGTACATGGTGCACCAGACGGAGCACACGGGCCGAAGCTCGCCGGGACAGAGAATGGCCCTCAGCACCCTTACGATGCGATTCACTGAATACGTCGCGAAGGCGCTGGGCGACGGCGAGAACCTGCCGACCTTCCATGAGCTGCGCAGCCTCTGCAAGCGTGGGTACACGGAGCAAGGCGGCGTAGACACCAAGGCGCTGCTCGGCCACTTGGCGGACAGTTCCGCGGACCTCTATGCCAACAATCGCGGGGCCGAATTCAAGAAGGTGAAAATCGGGTGA